TGCTGGACTCGGCATTGTAGCGGCAGTTGTAACATTTGGAGCAACCAGAGATAAGTAAACTATGAAGGTGCAGGAACAAGAATTTTTGATAGACCCACAACCAGTGAGATTATTGGATGTTTTTGTTGTTGCACCTTTTTTATTTTACACCGCTTACAAATTTGACTTACCGAAGCCCGTAAAAATGGGGCTTTATGTATTGTCAGTATCGACACTTGTGTACAATGGATACAATTATTTGAAGAACTCATGAGTTACAGAATAACCCCATATACACTTGCTCAGGCGAAAAAACTTGGTGTATCAGTTAAACCTTCAACGGTTGCTGGCAAGAAGTTAGATGTGTTCAAAAATGTCAAAGGTGAGGTAGTAAAAGTAGCAACAATAGGAGCGTTAGGATATAACGACTATCCTACTTTTATGGCTTTAGAAAAAAAAGGTAAGTTTCCTACTGGATATGCTAAAAGGCGTAGGGAGGCTTACAAAATTAGACATCAAAAAGATAGAACCATTCGTGGAACTAATGGATGGTACGCAGATAAACTTTTATGGTAAAACATCATGAATATAACAAGAGAACAAATTGAAAAAGCGATTAAGCAGAAAGGATATGCTTATTTCGAAAACGGAGAGTACAATGTAAATATTGTTGGAATCCGTAATGGAGCAACTGGTAAAAGAGTGACTAACCAATTCGATGATTGGATGAGTGCGTCTTACAAAGTAAATGGTGAATGGAAATTTGCTATTTGGCCTTGTACAGTTGATAATGGTGATGGCTCTGCCAGATTGGTAGAAGGTCAATATAGAGGTAGTTTCACCATAGGTAAACATCAGGGTAAATACGATGCTTTGAAGCAGTGTAAACCCCTAAAAGTTTATCGTGATTGGAACTTGAAAGATGGCACTTACGATGAGAGTAAAATTTACAATGATGTTGCTGGATTGAACATTCATAAAGCAGGAGCAGATAGCGTAAATGTAAACAACTGGTCGGAAGGTTGTCAAGTGTTTAAAAGGGAAAAAGAATTTTTGGCTTTTATGGAAATTGTTTTCAAAGCAGAAAAGATTCATGGTAAGTTTTTTACTTACACTTTGATTAATTCAAATGATTTAGTGACAACTAATAATTTAGATTAATATGGCAACAGTTAAGAAACCAACCGCCCTACCAGTTTCTTTTGAGCAATTCAAAAAGAACCCAGTCGCTGCCGTTGCTTTTTGCATGTTGGCAGCGGTGAGTTATTTGTATTTAGATTTGAAATCTGGGTATAAGGAACAAATCGAAAACTTGAATAAAAAAGTTGACACTTACGATGTTAAATTAGATAAAATGAATTACGCTTTGAAAAAAAGTGATTCAACTCTTGCATCTGCAATTACCGAATTAAGAATTATAACAACGGTTAAAAAATTATGAAAAAAGAACTTATCATTTTACTTATAGGTTTTGTCTTATTGGACAATTCAATACCTCTTAAAGCAATTCAACAACCTCAAGTAGACGAGGTTGAAATGATGCTTAAAAAAATTGAACAGAATTTGAAGATGGCTTCTCAAGTTACATCCGTTGCCAAATCTGCTGGCGAAAAATTAGTTTCTAATAAAGTTCAAGAAAAAGCGGAATTGAAACAAGCAGTGGCAGACGCAAACGCTCAAGTATCAGAGTTGAAAAAACAAAACGAAACTTTTGCGACTCGAATGACAGAAGCAGGAATTGACACATCAGCAGTAATCGAAGATGTTACTTATTCAGGCCCAGTATGGGACGAATACCAAGTGTATTTGAAGAATGGTGGTACATCGGATTTTGAATTTTACAGACTTTATAAAAAATAAAATTATGAATTTAGACTCAATTTCAAGAAATAGTCGCTCAGTAGTAGCGTTTTTCATCATCCTTTGCGGATTCGGTATATTGTTTTCAATAATCTTTTGGGATTTCCCATCAGACCAAAAGGACATTTATTATTCCATCGCTGGTGTAGTTGGAACTTTGCTTTCGTTAGTAGTTTCGTATTATTTTGGTGCAAGTAAAACAGAATCAAACCATGAATCAAGTAGTAAAAATGTTATTGATGAAAATACAGAATCTCTGTAATCCATCAAATATCAAAAAATTGATTAATTTTGTCATAAATAAAAAATAGTTATGGATAAGAAAATGAATTTAGGAACGGCTCTGATTGGATTAGCAATTACTTTGGGTACTATCTATGTAGTTGCCTATGTTGCTGGTAAAGGCTGGGAAAAAGGAACAAAATAATGAAGAAGTTTTTTGAGGAAATCGGGAACGCCTCAAAAGGGGAATATGGTGCTGGTGTTTTGTACGCTGGTGCGGTAGGACTCATTCTATCTGATATAGTTCCCACCCCTGCTGATGCACTTTATTTCTACACGGAAAAGAAACTCCGTGACAAATGGAAAAATGGTGAAATCACACCTGAGCAGTACTGGAAAAAAACGGCTATGGCTTATTATCTGTACAATCCCATTTGGTGGATTTTGGTAATCGCAGTCATTTATAATGTTCCTGGTGATGTGTCTAAAAAAGCAAAAATAGGTTTAGCAGTCGCTGGTGCTGGTGCGGTGATAGGTGTGATTTATCGCAATTACTCGCAAGACATCAAACAAATAAGACAAGAAGTTTTAGATACCCAAGAACCCAAAGAAGAGTTTTCTGGGGGTAAAAACGCAAATGTAATCAACCATTTCAAGTCAGGTCAGTTCAGACAAGTGATGAGAAGAGGTCAGCAAATAAAATTCGTATAAAATGCAAAACACTCAAACCGCAGGAGCAACTGCAACACCTGATTTATCGGCATCCGTAAATGCTTCTCAACTGGCGAATCCTGCTACTGTTGTAACTCCAACACCAAGTGCTGGAGAAATGGCAGAAGGTGGCGATGTAGCGCCAGAAACTACAAATGATGGTTCACACGATTGGGGTCAGTGGATTGCAATAGGTATTATTTCTTTAACTATCGTGTCGTTGGTGATGAACATCGTTGTCAACAGAAGAAGTTTGGTAAAACTGAATCAGGATGATAATAAAATGCGTGAGGACATCGGTGAGATAAAATTGCGATTAGATAATTTGGAAAAACCTCAAACCACAAGGCGTGCCGTCTAAATAAATCAACCTAAGACATGAACAATTGGATTGATAATGTGACTTACGGGAATCCAGTAGATAAGTTTCTTCCCTACATGAAGGAAGGAATTTATGATTCTTTATTGCCCGAATTAAAACAATATCCATTCCCCAGTAATTCATGTGAAATGACTCAGTATGAAATTCGTCAACTTATAGAGTTGCAGAATTCAGAAGAGCAAAAAAATCAGGCAATCGTTAGTCGATACCTGAACTATGATAATGACATCATTGAGATATTTAAGACTTTCTGTAAGAAAAGAATTAATAAAGACTATGATGAAGAAATTGATGGATTGATACAAGACATGGCAGTTTTAATTACCAAGTTAAAATTTGCTTATCAAAGACCAAGACCATACCAGTTAGCACAATATTACAAGGCTCGTTTATTCCCAGTTATTTCTGTGGCAGCGATTTCTCCTGCTTATCCCAGTGGTCATACTACTGAAGCAAGAGTATTGGCAGAACTTATTGGAAGTAGACACCCAGAGCATTATGATTTTTTAATACAATTAGCAGACGACATTGCCCAGAGTAGACTCTTTTTAGGACTTCATTATGCAAGTGACAATGACTTCGCATTTATGGTAGCAAAAGCAGTCTACACATCTAAAGAATTTACAACGAAATATGGACTATGAATTCAATCTAATTCCGATAGGGAAACCCAGAATGACTCAAAGGGATAAGTGGTTAAATCCACCCCGTCCTGAGATTTTGAGGTTTCGTCTTTCTAAGCATGCCATCCAAACTTATGCGTTGATGGAAAGATTTGTTTTAGGCGAAATTTTAGATGGTACTTTTATTTTACCTATGCCCAATTCATGGAGTAAAAAAAAGAGAAATTTAATGTGCGGAAAACCACATTTAGTTAAACCAGATTTGGATAATATTATTAAATTCGTACAAGATTCTTTGAAACCAGAAGGCGACCAATCTATTCACACCATTGTGGCAAACAAAATATGGGGTGAAGAGGGTAAAATCATACTTAGACAACATGACAACAAAACAACAGACTCATCGACAGATTCAGAACTTATTTAGTGTACTATCTGACGCACTAATGGATTTAGGTCTTTTAAAGACCATAGATATTTTACGCAAAGGTAAAAAACACAATCTTCAAGAAAGTGAAATTCATTTGGTTTCAATAGCGGTTGCAGATACTTTTTCCATACCTATTTCAGCGCTTTTTGGAAAAAGCAGGAAGTATCCCAGAAAATATGCTTTTGCCATTTGGATATATATTTGTCACATGGATTTAAAGTTTACTTTGACGGACTTAAGTGCTTATTTGCATTGTCACATGTCCACAATTTCTAAAGCAAAAATGCTCATGGAAAAACTTGCAAATGACTCGGCATTTGACCAGAAAATTCATGAAAAACTGGCTCAGAGCAGGCAGAAATTTCTTCAGTTAAACAACACTACTTCACTATAAATATTTAAAAAATGGCAGAAAATAATCCACCAGTAGGATTCGGAGCAACTTCCGAATTGAGCGATAACTTCTCTCCTTTAATGGAGAGCGTAAACCAAAAATCATACACTCGTCCAAATGTGGGAGTTGCTGATGCTACTCCTATTGAAGAACCACTAATTACACCACCGACTTTTGAGCAGTTGGAGAGTGGTTTTCAGGCAAGTATGAATGAAAACGAAGTTCCAGTTGACGATAGGAAAGTATGGGGGCAAGGCGAAGACGCATCAAGTGCGAATCCTTATGTAGAAAATTTGGATAAAAAAGACCAGAGGACTGCAAGTGCAGCGATGGTGGAAGCAGTTCTTGATGGTTATTCTCAGTTGAATAGTTTTGCTAATAAACTTGTTCAATTCAACATCAATAAGGTACAAAAAAGTATCCGTGATGGAGAGATTGACCCGAACTTATTAATACCAGTTAGCGGTACTCCAATGACTCCTATTGAGTACATGGAAGAATACAATGCTCAGACCAAGGATGTTATTTCTGTCAGTGATGAATTTAAGGATAAGGTAAGACCAGTTATGCTTCGTGTATTCATGAAGCGTAATATCGGCATGACAGACGAGCAGTTGCTCGGTTATTATTTTGGGGTAGACCTTTTGACAAAGGGAGCAATGGTATTTGGCTTGAGAAGTCAGCAAAAAGAATTGATTGATAGTTTGAAAGAAATGAGTGCTGGACACACCCAACCACCGCAATCAGCACCAAGCCAATTTGAAAATACAACGACTCAAAATACAACTCAAGAAAGAGTTTACGAACAACCCAAACCAACTCCAGAACCCGATAGGGAATCGGTAAGGGAAACTCCAAAAAGAGAATTTGTAGAACCCGAAGAAGTTAGGGTTCAAGAAGAATTTCAAGATGCACAAGTAGTTGACCCAATACTGAATGAAGAGCCTATCGTTCGTTCAAGAGCATCTTCAAAAATGCCAAAGTTCGGAAACGAGTCTATCCTTAATCAAATGGAACAAATTGCATCAAAAGAAAACAATTCTAAATCAACCCGTGGTCGTAAACGCAAATCATGAGAGAACCATTATTAGGTGTAGCGATTGGGCGAAAAGGAGTAGGAAAATCGTACACAACGAACAAATTAATTGAAGAATATGTAACTGGTAATTTGGCTTCGGGCATTTTACCAAGAAAAGCATTGATTTTAGATGTTAACGATGAGTATGAACACATCAAGGGTATTGCCGTTAAAGATTTAATTCGATTTTCGGTACATCCCCATGTTGAAGCGAGAAGGATTCGACCATTTCATCCAGATGGTAAAAAAATGCGACTGGATGATTTAGCAACTACACTTAACTTGGTCTTAGAAACTTTTACTGGTGGTCTATTACTGATTGAAGATATTAACCGATTTGTGAGCGATATGATGCCACAAGATTTAATGGGTGCGATTGCAACCAATCGTCACCGAGATTTGGATATTATTTTGCACTATCAGGGTATAGGTCGTATCGGGCCGAAAGTCTGGCAAAATATTAACTGGCTTAGATTCCATAAAATCACTGAGAGCGCTCAAAGACACCAGAGAAAATACGAAGACAAATATGAATTAATTCGTATCACTGAATTAATGGTGAATAAAGAATACTTCGAGGGAAATATTCGCTACTACCAATATGTCGATTGTGAAAACATGCAACTTTTGGGCAAAGTAGATGCTACCAAATTTGAGGATGCTTGTAAGCAGTATTTAGAAGAGAATTATCGCAAGACTATTGCTCCTTTATTGCAGGTTCGTGAAGGTTCTAACAAAAAGAAGTGGACACACGAATCTGCCATGAAGCATGAGATGGAAAGATTGAAGAAAATGTATTTAAAGTAAAACCTTTAAATCCCCAGTAAATTCCATTATACCCCGTCTTAATTTCAAGTAATTTACTAACTTTTAGTTTCATTTAATATTTTAGGTATAATTAATTACCTATTAATGCCAAGTATTTTTGAATCACTTGCAAATCTGTATTTGCGAGGAACAGAAAAACACATCTATTAAATGGAACAACTAACTCCTATTATCAAACAGATTGGAATCTTTGTAGTCGCTTTTTTAATTGCCAATAATATTCAAAAGGCAATTGACAAAGCCAGAACTTCAGCACCTGAAATTAAACCTTAATTAAACACTAAAAAAACACACAAACTATTATGAGTATTCGTAAATATTTAATGGATGCACAAGCGAACGCAAACGAAGGCTTCCTTGGTGCAGATGGTTTCTTTGACGATGGATATAACTTCACCGCAAATGACGACTTCATGGGTGCAGATGGTGGCAACGATATGATGCCTGCTTCTGCTCCAACTTCTCAGCCTTACATCATCCAAGTGGCTAACACTGGCTCTGCCGTAAGTTCTTTCCAAATCTTGAACTCATTCACTTTCATCAACAACGCTGGTTTCGTAAACGGAACTTTGTCAATTGGTAATGTGAATATTTCAAGTGCTATTCCTAATGTAACTTACCAACAGATGTTGTATCAGTTCATGAACAACCCTTACTCTGTTGGCTTGACTTACATTCAGTCTGCTTCTCAAAACCAGTTGTTGCAAACCATCAGCGTATCTACACAAGATGCGAATGGTAACTTGGCTCAAAAGCCTTTAGTACCAACAATTGACCCTTACCAGCAACAAACTACAGTTTTGGCCATGCGTTATGGTTACAAAATTGATGGTTTCACTGGTTTGATTATCAATCAAATTTTGGCTAACACCACCGTTACCATCTACTTGTACCCAAGCGATAACATCAATTTGGCTCGTGGATTGGCTGGTCGTCCAGTTTCTCGTGAATACGGAAGCCCTGGAATCGTGCGTAGTCA